ATGGTCACCGCCCAGGGGCTGAACACTCTCGACACCAACTCGCCAAAGGCGATGCACACCGCAGCCAGCCCCAATAGGAACAGCACCGATATGCTGATACTCGTAATTCTTCTCATCTGACCTCCTTCTTTATGGTTTATATCTATACTTAATCTTCGTTTCCTCCGTGGGTTCTTTGCGTACCCCGTTATCCAAGCATACGATGTATGCCCATTCCTTCGTAGGTGGATTCCCCTCCACATCCAACCGATAGACACCGCTCTTCATAATGCGCTGGCTCCATCCGCTAATCTTGTAGGCGACATCCGTACACCCTTCATCCCGAAAGAGGAATTTTTCAAGACGGGCAATCTTATACTTGCCAAGGGATTTGTGAATCTTCCTCTCGCATCGGTAGTAGTAGGCCATATCGCAGTTGTGGAGCAATCCCCAATTCTGCCTCTGTGCACTTATGGTAGTGTATTTCATGCTCATTCCTCCAAGAATGGCGATTCAGCGTGCAACTTCACTGGTTGCAACGGCTGGTTGAATGTCAGCATATCAAGCCAAATAACACCCGTCTTGCTGATTTCTTCTATTTCCTGCGGACTAAGTTTCCAACAAGTGACCACTCGCCCGCTCTCGTCACGATATGCAGGAAGGGGGAGGTATTCCTTCTGATTCTCCGCATAGGTGACATTCTGCTCTTTGAATTTAATCGGTTCCATAATTCTATCTATCATAAATTCCTAAAATATCGGTTATCGCTATACGCAATTTCCTTGCCCTTAACGGGCCGGTAAGTTCACGCACTGCATCGTCAAAGGTAGCAAACGTGCAATGGTCATATACAATCCCATCCGTTAAATTGACTATCACATATCCGCGGGTGCAGTTGAGTATGGAATATAGCGTTTCGCTGTCTCGACCTTTGCTGACATACAATCCCCATTGCATTATTCGTCTCCTTTCTAAAGTTTCTTTTCCATTAAACAATAACTGCCTCTTCCATCGAACTCCTTCACTTCGTACCCTCTCCGTTCGTACCATTCCAGCACCCATCGCTCGGAGTTCTTCAATTCCCATTCGAGGAACACGGACTTGTGACCGTTGCTCTTTGCAAGCCGTTCCAATCGGTTCAGCAACTCTCTCGCCACACCTTTCCTGCGTGACGACTCTTCCACCCACAAATCCCATATCCATGCCGTACCTCCGAAGTTCTGAACCTCCGGATAAAGGTGCATCTGCGCACTGGCAGACCCATCCTTATACATCAGCAATATGATGTCCTTGTTATTCCAATGCTGTACTTGCGCTATCATACGCCCTCCAATTCTTTAAGTTGCCATTTTATCTCTTGAATCAACCGCTTGTTATCTTCGTACCCCTCGCCCATTTCACGAAGCACATCAGGGTCACGAGTTACAGCCATCAAGCGGAAATTACTATCTTGCAACACCTCCAATTTCGATAATTCTGCATGGAGATATGCGATTCTCATTATATCATTCGTTTCCATCATCTTCTGTATCATTAGGCAATTCGGGTATCGGCATCCAGTGTGTTACGGCACTCAGATAATTTCCGTCTTTGTCCCGGTACTCATCGCAATCCCACTGCCAACTATGCTGTCTATACCCGAACTCCGGCAATTCCCAGTGTGAATATTCAGAGTAGAGCAGAACCATCTTCTCGTAAGGCGGTTTCTCGTCATATATGCCAATCCACATCATTCGTCTCCTTCCTCCACCTCGGGCGGCCACACACGCATCCAATGTGTCACCACGCCAGCGAACAACATTCCAAACTTACCGTCATGCCAACTGCCCAAAGTCATTCGGCCATCTTCGGTACGCAGTAATAACTGCTCGATTCGTTCCTCTTCGGGTACTTCATCCTTCACGTCATGCCACCAAGGATGTCTGCTGCTCCAATACGCTCCACGCCTGAAAGCATGGTTGCCAAAAGCGTAAAAGCCCTCTTTGTTTGATGCAGAGAAAATCTGCTTGTCACGTTTCGTTATCATGCTCATTTCTCCTTCTCATAATCCTCGTAACGCTTGGTGTCCTTCGGATAGATACCGTAAGCAAGTCGCCCGAATCGGTGGTCAGTGCAAGCGTTCTTCTTGCAGAACTTGAAACCCTCGCCATAGATATTTGTTACTAACAGTCCTTCGGGAATCATACCGAACAGCCATAGCGGGATCAGTTGCAGGCCTACGCAGCGTTTGCTGCGCTCTATATCTCTCTCATACTCCTTACGGTTTTCATCCGACAAATCACGATTCTCGAGTTGAGCGATATAAAACGCAACATCTTTATCGGCTTCTTCCTTGGAAGTCCACTTACCGAATCCGAGTGCTTGGCAATCCTCTTCCGTAAGGTCGTTCCAATCGAACCAATGATTCTTATTGAAGTCGTTCACCAACTTCTCATAATCCTCATTCATTTCTTTCTTGCAGAAGTCGCCATCCCAATTCTCGTAGACTACCGTCTGAGCAGTCATGTTCGCCCACCATGTGAGCACGTTCGTCAAAATTTTCTTATCCATTTTTCAGATATTCTATTTAACATTTCTCGCTTTTAAAGCCTTACGCAAGGCAGAAACAGTTCCGATATAAGGATTCGCTCTCAGACACTCGATGAACCTCTCCCTTCCGTACTTTTGGTATAATGGTAAGTATTCTATGTCTATCAAGTCCGCAGGCTCACCCGGTGGAATGGATTTCTCGAATACCGTAAATCCGTCCTTATCCACCAAGTAGAAATCGGAGCCATTGATTCTCACCCTGCCCGTATGTCTTACGATGGAGAAGTATGAATCTCTCCATGCGTCCTCAGTCATCAGTATCATTTCTCACCTCCTTCCGGCAATCTCGGAAACGGAATGAAGTGCGTAACGCCCTCCAACTTATTCCCTTCCGAATCACGGAATACCTTATCCGTCCCATAGAATCCGGTTTCCACTTCAATGCTACCTTCCATCGCTACCATAACCGCAGACCCAATAAAAGGTTTCCGCTCTTGTATGCTAATCCAATGCGGATTGTCGTCTGCCCATCTCGCACCTTCAAAAAAGGCGTGTCTCGCCAATTCTGAATCGTCCCCGTAACAACTGATTTCGTTCCAGGCACGCATAATCTCTTGATGTCTTTCCATATTCTAACCTTTGATTAATACTCCATCCTTTTCTGCGATATACGCTCTTTTCTTGCGCTTGTTGATGTTTCCTTCCTTCGTGAGCATGAACCCTTCGTAAAGAAGATACGGCATCTTGTCGTCAAAGTAACAACTCATTCTGTCAATCTCGATACGCACGGTATTACCAATATTGCTTATCACCTGACCTTTGAAAAACTTCTGATTCGAGTATGCGCAAGTCTTTTGGAGTTTGTCTTTCTCGCGCAAGTACCCACTCCATAAGCGTTGCATTTCGACTGTGTATTCTTCTTTTGTCATATTCAGTCCTCCAAAATTATTCTCGCCTTTTTGGGAGAGTTTTCAAAGGTTATATCATAGAAATCGTATTCATCCAAAAAGAAATCGGGACCGTTACCTATTGCTCCAGGATTATCTGTCCATATTTCCTCTTCCTCGTCAAAGACTGGTTCGCCAAAAAATCCTCTGACTTCTCCATCAGGGTCTCTTGTCAGCCACACTTTCACTCCCTTCTCCATGATGCGCTGCTCGGCATAATCCACTCCATCAAGGAACTCACTTGACAGCCGACCGCCACGCTTGTACTGCTCGGGGATGCGGCTATCTTCCAGCATTGCTTTAACTTCCAATTCTTCCATATTCAATCTTTTATTTCCCGAAGGTCTTGCAACGGCAAGTCCTCACGGTGTAATTCAAACAAATTTTTCTCAAAATAAACCGGGTCGAGGTGACTGCCCACCCACTTCCCATCACGCTCATTCGCCAGGACAAACTCATCATTTCCCCACAAGATTCGCCAAAGGTGTTCGGGACCGAGGGAAACCCAGTCGCCCTCGTATATCTTCTCCCCCTTCTTGCTTCGCATCCGGGTGAAGCAGCCTATCGTCCCGGGCTTCACTTCCTCGCTCTTGCGGTAGCCTCCCACGTAGAGTTTTCCATCCTCGCCACGTTTAACGAAATGACCTATTACGTAGGCGGTTCCATCCGCTCGCATACCGATGTAATCCTGCGGGCAACCTTTTCGGTGGTACTTATTGATTATCGCCTTTTTCATTTATCCATTCAATTTCCTTTGCCAAAACGTCATAGTAAGCGATGTCGATTATCAGCACTTCCGCTTCAAAACTCACATCCTCCCTTAATAGCGCAAGCAGTTTCCGCTTGAAGTCCTTAGAGAAGGAGGGGCAAGTACCAATGCAGAACTCACGCTGCCGGTCCTCGATGAAGTCCTCGATGTCCCTTTCAAGTCTATCGAGGTCGAACTCTTCCACGGACTCCCCGATGGTGATCTGCGTGCCCTCCATATCATTCAGTTCCCACTCGCTGCGTTGGAACCAAATATCCTCGATACATTCCTTCATGGTGTCGAACCCACCGCCAATGTACTGTCCGTTGAATCCCCACCATAACTTATGTTTTTCGCTCATAAATCCATGTATTTACCCACCAAGTAAGCCGAGCTTGCTATGGCGGCTATCAATATCACTGCGTCTATTATCTCTGTCATATTATTTCATCGTATAAATCTATCCAATCTCCGAGAAACTGCGTCCCGGCATACACCGCCAACTCTCTTGATTTGAGTGCAAGACACGCCGGATGATCCATTTCCTCGGGTTTTTCCCAAATCGGTGCGACAAATGCAACCTCGTTAGTTCTTCCGGGTCTCTTTATCGGGCGAATTACTCCATCCGGAATTTCGTCCTTCATGGCCTCGGCTATACTCGGAGTAGTTATAGAGATAACCGGAAACCACCTCCTTCCATCATATGGTCTCCACCCTTCATTGAGTGCTTCCACAATCACTCGGAGTCTTAGGAACGCTCCCATAGTGTCGCTCCAATTCCCCGATTCTTCCGACTCACGGAGATGGACTTCACCAACTTTCTCTCTTAAAGCATCATCCCAAGTCTTGACCCTTTCCGTAATCGGCTCTTCGTCTACTATTCGGAAGATGTCTCCCTCTCTTTCGAGGACCTTTCCCTCGGGAATCTCAACAGTTACCTTTTTCATTGTCTTTATCAAATTTAATCATTAAAAACGCCATTAAGCAAGCAAAATCAAAGTGTACACTATCCACTATATCGAACAACAAGAAATATACACCCAGGAAAAACAGCGTCCCTAATGCGTCCGCTATCATCCTACCGTACATCCTCGTCCTTGTTGATGGCGTCCAACACATCCTGCATACGCTTGTAGCGGTTGCCCTTATAAGCGTAAATCACTCTCATCTTATTCGTGGGCTGACCGTCCATAATCTTAAAGCCTGGCGTCACCAGGATGGGCTTCCACATGGTAAAGTCACCGTTCTCCTTGATGCTCTTGTACACCTTGTCGGACTTCACCTCACGGTTACAACTCATCAAAGAGAATTTCTCGTAATTGTCCGTCATGCGGACTCCGTACATTTCCTTGTCCATTACGCTAATTTTTTAAGTTTCAAATTGTTCTTCTTGAACACGAACTCAAACACTTCGTCATAATCCGTGTCCAGCCCTATCTTAGAGGGCAGGCATTTCAGATACTCGTAGATGTTGTAAGCCATGTTCTTGTCGTCACCGATGCGGTCGATCAAGACCATCACCAAAGCGTTGAGGATGTCGGAATCATCCGCATAATCCTCCTGCGTGTTCATGTCTGCGAACCGTACCTCCCTGCGGATGTTCCTCGTGGCTCTCAAAGCGATGTTAAATTCCCGCTTCGCCTCGTGGCGCAACCCCAGTCCGTGCTTCTTCAGAGTCTCTTCCATTTCCATGAGATTGTACTCCAAGAGGTCGGCAAGTACATAGGTGATGTTCTCCTTCGTCTGCATCAAATCCGTTCCTTTCATATCCTTTGTGTATTTTCGATTACAAACATACAAAAAAAATCTCTTTATACAAAATACAAACGCATAAAAAACGCTCGTCTGCGAAAACTTTTTAAGTTTTCGTAATCATGCCGTCATTATGAAGGATAAACACCCCGAGATTCCGCAGAATCTTCGGCAGGCGCATGACTTGATCCAGGCTATCAACCGTCAAAGTAAAATGCGGCTCGGTGAGTCTCTCTATCTTCATCGTCTGTCCGTCCAAGTAGAGTTTATACTTCTTTTTCGGCATGGCCAGGTAGTGGTAGTGGTCATGAGTCCATTTGGAAAGGTTGCGAAGTATCTCCGGTAGGTCACGCTGGCGCAACTCGGCATTGCTGTAAAGTATGCTATTGGGGTCGATACGCACCTTCCCGGTATGTCTGTAAGCGTGCTTCTTGAATCGCACACTCACCAAGTTGTCAAGGTCGGATGCGATGTACCATCCGTCACCTTCCTTCTCAAATCGGTAATTCATATCGTTCTGTTTTTCACTTAAGCAAAATACGTTGTCTGCCAATCCTTGCATTTCTCGTGCAGCGTGGTAAGCACCACATTCAACGGATTCTCCCAACACGTCACGAATAGATGCACTCCGTTCTCTTCGTCACGATAGGCGGATTTGAAGCCCGACATATACCCGTGGAGCACATAGTCCAACGCTCTCGTGCTGACCTTGTAGCCCTTGCTGCGGAAGTCCATTTGGATGCGTTCAACCAACTCTGCGTACTCTTCTTCATTGAGTCCTTGATGCACCTCACCGATGTAGCAGTGCTCTTCCTGATAGCAGTGCACTTCCGTCAGCCTGCCGGCCTTTTTAAGCATATTCAAGTTCACGAGATTCTTGCTGTCTGCATCAATCTCTCCGGTGTTGATGTCGAACATCACATCATATCCCCAATTCAATTTACTGAGGTCTATCAATCGGCCATCGTCCAATCTGTAACCATTCGCCAATACCGTATCATTCGGTACAAATACACTTTCTTTCATATTCTTCTTGTTTTATGGGGGGTCTCCCCGGTTAATACTTGGTTGTTTTCTGTATTACAAAGATACAAATATTATTTGAAAGCACAAAATAAAATCGCACTTTTTTTTCATCAAAAAGCAAAAAAATTATGCGGGCTTTTTCTTGCGCTGCTCATCGGTGAGAATCTCATCCACCTTGTCCTCGTTATCACGGAGGAAATACGGAAGTGTACCTCTTTCACGTGCGGCAAGGATGCGCTCTTCGTTATCGTCAATCCAACTCTTGAAATTTTCCGGCACGTCATCCACCCAGTTATCCGGCACGTAGTCCTCGTCCTCGTTCCAAAAATCATCCTCGGATTTAAGGATAGGAACCTCGTAACACTTGCAATTCGGATGCCAACCGACCCAATCAAAATCCTTCGGATAACGGCCCGCCAACCTATCGCAGACATCCCCTTTGGGCATACTCGCTTCATGAGTGTTCGAGGTCTTGATTTCCTTTCCTACCACAAAGTCAAACTGATTCCACCGGGTCTGCTCGGCCTTGCGGTAAGCGATATTGATTTCGCTGCGGGCCAATCGTGCGGACCGATATTCGCAATCCGCAATGTCGATAGCCTGGCCGTAGCGTTCCTTGTAGTCTTTCCTTATCAAGTCAAAATTCGTCAGATACTTGCTGATTCGCTTGCTAAGAGTCACCGCTGACGTCCCCTTTTCTACCGCCACGGACAAGACGCTCTCCAAAGCGTCCTTGTAATCCTTCGACTGCTTCCACACCTTCGAGGACAGGTTCAGCCCCTTCTCCTTCCTCTCCAGGAAGGCTTTCAACACATCGGAGTTGGTCTGATAATACCTCTTGACCCTTTCACCGCCTTTCTGCGCCTTATAGGCTTTCATAACCTTGTCGGCAATCAAGTCCTGCATAAGGTTCGAGTTCTTCCATTCCTCCGTGGTCGATGCGTAGATCAATCCCTTCAACTCCTTGCAAAGCCTCGTTTGCAGGGCAAGGATTTGGCTCTTCGTGGCCGGATAGTCTGCCCACCTAAAAGGCATTGAACCGCCATAGCCGGTGCGTAAAGCAATCTTCGCTGCCTCACGGCTCATCGTCTCGTAGATGTCATACACCTGCAAGACGTAGGAGTTCAAGCGTTTGTTCAACGCCTGGTAGCCCTTCTTCATGTTGGGAATCTTCGCTTTCATCGCTTATGGAATTTCTCGCACCAATCCAAATTCAGAAACCGTGAATACTCGAAGAAAGGACACTTGCACAAGAAGTAATCGCCCTCCATGTTCCGCTCGTGGTAGTCTGTCGCCCACTTGCAATCCCTGCACCGGTATTTCGGTTTCTCCTTTTTCATAATTTTACCGCTATCTCCACGGGGTAATTCACGTCCACGAGGTTCCCCATCTTGTCGAACACGTCCTGACGTGCTATCTCGATGCCGATGGGATTCACCTTCGTAAGGGTCTCGAAGTCATGCAAGGCCTGGGAGATAATCTTCTCGGCTTTCAGTTTCTCTTCCTTCACTTCTTCTATCGTCATACACCGCCCTCCATGATTGAGTTCACACGGGCAGTAACCTCTTGTCCGTCCTCTTTCTGTATATCCTCGTAGGTCTTATAAGAGTCCACCGTAAGGCCCGCTTTCTCAATGCTCTCACGCTGGGAGATAAGGGCCTTGCCTCCGTTGGCGGCAGTCCATATCTCGATTTGTGATTTTTGGTCGGCATAGTCGTAGACGTTGATGGTATGCTCTATCTCTATCTCGTCCAACCGTTTTGCCCATTCGGGATTCATCACCTTTAAGAACGCCTTGATGACATTTCCTTCTCTCTCCAAAAATTCCACGAAGTCACCCGTCTCGCCCTCGACCTTCAACTTGGCATCGGCAAACAAGGTCTGCCGTGCGTCATAACCGATGTTGCCTAATCCCTTCATATTTTCAAAGGAAATATCGGGCATCTGCGCCTGCGACCAATAGAGGTTCTTCAAGGTGTTGAAGTTGTTCTTGCTCGCTTCTGTGGACTGCGCCCAACTGACGTAAGCCACATCGCCACCGTTCTCCACACGGATAACCCTTTGCGTGGAACCCTTGTGTTCGGAGCCTTGCACCGCACCGGAGACCTTCAAAATGGGAGCCGAGTTGTACGCAATCACATCACGCTCTTCTGAGATTTCATACTCCATTTCCTCTCGTATGGGCGATAGTCCGTCAAAGATGGGCAGCGGACGGTCCACATAGATGGCGGGTATCTTGCCGATGATGATTGGCTCGTCCACGATGGTCTTGTAATCGCCCTCGTTCTCCATCCATTTCACGTGACGCTGGGCGGTATAGGTCTCGAAGTAAGTGACCGTCTTTTCAGAGCCTTTCACCTGGTACTCGAAACTCATGGCCTGCATATCGTCCGTCTCGTCAATGAACGGATAGAGGCTCACCCCATCCATGGGTGAATAGGTCTTGCATTTGAGTTTCCAATCCGAGGGGAACCCATATTCCGTGTTGCCAGGTTTGGGCACGGCATACCACACCGTGCATATCTCGCATGAGGCGAAATACGCAAGCCCTCTCTTGCGATTGATATTGTTGATGTGCGCTTTCTTGTAGACGTTCTCGATGGCGTTGATGATGTCCTTATCCTCGTCCGTGGATCCGAGATAGGTTCTCTTCACGGGCTTGGCGAAGGCAAAGTCCGTGATGCGGCTCGTATGCAGTTTCTCCAGGCCGATGGCGATGCGTGCGGCCTTGTCCACCTTACCCTCAACGACCTTGTCCTTGCGTCTGTCGTAGTCGAAAAGAATCCGGTGTCTCTTCGGCTCGTAGTTTTCGAGAATCCGGTTCCACTCGGGAACCACGATGCTCTTTTCTTTAAGAATCTTGATAAGCGTGCCGGCTGGCAGCGAGAAATCCATTTCCATAACTATCTGTTTTGTTTGCCACAAATATACAAATTATTTTCCGATTTACAAAAACAGCGGGCAAAAGTATCACCCGCCAAACGCTGACGGGTGATGATGCTTATTCAAGGGCAGCGTCAATGGACTGCTGGAACGTCAAAAATTCCATCGTCAGTCCTTTCATTTCGATAAACGCTTTCAGTTCTATATTCTCGGATTCTGCTTTTCTGCGGAGATTCACGGCTTGCAGGTAGCAGTCATAGAGGATGCGGTCCTCTTCATTCGTAAATGTTTCCATAATTATTCAAAGCAAAAAGGTGATAGGGGAAGTATAAAGCGGTACCCCACTGACCCGCTGTCATATTACTTTCCTTGTTGCGACACAAGGGTAATGCCATGACCATTACAGCCATGGCACGGGAGCGGGGCACCGATATTATCAGATGAACCACTACCCTTGTATCGCAAAATTCGTAATATGACGTGGCAAATGTAAACACTTAATTTTACTTTTCAAAACAAAAATACAAATATTTTGTTCACCGAATAAAAAAAAGAACTGACTGCCTTATGCGGCAATCAGTTCCTCTGCGAGGCGGGCCACCCTTTCGAGCTGGTCGGAAGGGAGCGGCAAGCTGGAATCCGTGATGTACACTTCCACGTGCGTGCAGACCCATGCGCCCGTCCCGTTATCGTAATCGTCCTCCACGTAACCGTCCACCTCACGCTCGAAGTCGAAGTCGATTTCCAAATCCTCCTTCTCGTCACGGAAGGTTACGTAGTCCTTATAATCGTCAGCGTCAGCAATCAGTTCGGCCACACGCTTCATCTGCGCCTCTGTCAGTCTTACCTCATTTTCCATATCCGTACAGTTTTAATGAGTTATACACGAAAAATCCGAAACTCACAAAGAAGAACAACGTCAGTTGCTCCAGGAACATCACCACTCCCATGAGAGAGGCAATCCACAAAATCAAAGTCTTAGTTTCTGCTTTCATTTTCACTTGTTTTTACGTGGGTTCTCCACTTGGTTAATGTTGTTTTTAACATTACAAATATACAAAAAATATTTCTTTCTACAAAATAATTAGCAAGAAAAATCGCTCAGAATCAGAAAAAAAATGCGGCTATCTTCACAGACAACCGCACTTGAACTCACTTTTAATTCAAATTCTTCGTTAGTTACAATCTCTTGCGTAATTTCTTCGCCATCTTCCGCAAGAGCCGGGCCTTGTCCTGCTCGTGCGGCTTAACAGCGTATTGGTCGATGATGGAGGCTGAACTCTCCAGCATCCTCACGAGGACGCCCACATCAGTCCTGCTTACCATAATCGTTATAGGTCAGATGCACCCCCATGGCGCAATGGCTCTTCTTCAACTCATTCCGTGCCACATCCAAATCATCCGTAATGATTGGCGTGTCAAACTTGATAGCAAACCGGGTGTCGCTGAACACCAAACAGCAGCTCGTAATTTCATACCGATTCTTCATAATGTCAATATTTAAGTTTTTAATTCTGTTTACAAAGGTACAAAAATTCCCGTTTCTTACCAAATTTCTTTGAGAAAAGTTGAAGGTCGCATAACACTATTTATCAGCAATTTGTATCAAAAAACATTAGTACGAGAAATGTCACATCTATAAGTTGATAATTTTCGCAAGAACCCGCTATTTTCACAGCAGATAAAAGGTCGTTGACCGGTGCCTATCCTCACGGACCGACACCATACCCCAACCGTAAAGTGAAAAACATCGCTAAGAAAAGGTTGGTCGTACTTGAATAACTAACTTAACTACTTAACCGTAAATGCAAAATCAAATCACTAATGCTTAAACGATACAAAAATACAAAATATTCCTTTCCTTACAAATATTCATCCAAAAAAAAATCATGCCGCTCCCGGTTCCAACAGACGAATCGCCTCCTGGTCACCTTCCCTGGCACGCCTTTTCAACTCCTGGTACCACGACAAAGAGGTGTACCCTTCGGGTATGTCAGATGGTTTTTGGGTATTGCGCATGACCCTCTCCACATTCCTTTCCCGCTCGAAACTGTCTTGCTCCCGACTCCATACCTCGCAGAACTTGTCAAAGGCGTTGCCAATCCTGCGGGCGTCAAAGGTCGCATAACTCTCATCAAACTCCCCCGCCCGATACCTTCCGAAGAACAGCAGCAGCACGGAAAGTTGGTAATTCCTAACCTTGGCCGCAAAGCAGCTGGAGAAACTCTTGATCCCCTCAGACACGGCTTTTTTGTCGTTGGATGATGTGACGAACAGTGAGGAAATCTCGATGTACACCCACAAGTCAGCCGCTTCCGGTCCGTAGGCGTCCTCAACCGCCATCAGCGTGGGCACGTCCTTTTTCTCCCAAATGCTTTTCTTGTTGCGCATAGCATAATCCCAAAGAGCCGGCGAAAAGACCTTCATCAAATCAGAAGGGCTTTTCCACTTCGTCAGCAGCCTGGCCGCTGAACACTCTCGCTGCGGTGTCAAGGACGTCATTCTTAATCCATTCCTTGCCACCGGAATCATTTTTCCGATTGTTTCCATAATTTTTTTCGTGATTTGACCAATTACTCAATCTCCGTTTCGTGTCCCAAGTGCGCTCTAATTCAAAGCGCATCTTCGTGCCGGACTTGTTCGGCTCCGTCCAATAGTCGTAGAAGGCTCGTATCATCGCCTTTCCGTAGGTGTCTACATAATATACAAGAGAATGTCCGAAAGCATTGGCCCTATCCTCCATCCTTTGAGAGAGGGTCAAAGAAACTTGTTTCTTTGCCACTACTTTAGTAGTGGTTTCTTTCTCTTTATTATCTTTATTATTATATTTATTATTAGGTGCCAAATTTGAACCACCCCCACCCAAATTTGAACCACTATCCACCAAATTTTGACCCGGTAGTACCAAATTTGAACCACCCTCTTGCGCAGATTGAACCGGTAGTGCCAAATTTGAACCACCATCCAAATTTTGAGATTCGCCATCCGATTCCTCACGCTTGTAGATGGAATAGTACTCACAAAATTTCACGCCATTAACGTCCTTCTCCACCTTCTTGATGAGACCCTTCTCCTGCAAGGTGTTCAATATCCGTATAACCGTATTCTTCGACACGTTGATAGCGGAAGCCAAATAATAGAGCGAACCAACGAACCGGGAACTCCCGTCCTGGCTGAAGCCGTATATCATTGCGTACACAGCCGCCTCCGATATACTCAAATGAAGTTCTGTGAGCATCCATCCGCAGATATGGATGTAATTGTCTGATGTGAATCTCGATGCCATTGCTTTCTTGTTAAGTCATAAAAACGAGAGCGGATAAACAAAGCCTCCTACCTCTTTGAATACCCACTCTCTTAAATGATTCGCCAATCAATATCTTCGATTCCGTAGGAGTGGAATTACATTCAATTTTCGCACTACAAAGATACAAAATAAATTCGATTATACAAAATATTACGGCTGTTTTTCTCCCTTCAACCGCTTTATTTCCAACTTGTAACGCTTTATCATTTCCTCCAATTCAAAGTCCGTCCAATGCTTGGCCTCGTTATGCTGCCACACAAGACGGTTGTAACGCTCCTGCCCTATCTTCTTGATAAGGTTGTCATGGTACCCCACAAGATGGTCGGCACAGAACCGGTTGCAGTAGGAACACTCACCATGGGCGTTGTCCTCGGAGAACCTTGTGGCCATGTGTGTCCTCGAGAAGTAATGGCCGCAATCCATCATCTCGAACGGCTTGATCTTGCCGCACGAGATACACTTGAAGTACCGGAATCCCAAAGCCCGGCTGTCCCGCAACCGGATATACATGGAAAACACCTCGTCAAGACGCCTTACGAGGTTCACTTTCCTTTTCGCTTTCGGCTTTGCAGTTCCTTGACCTTCAACGTCTTTTCTTTTACCACGTACTTGCTTCCGATAGAACATAACCTTTCCAAATTTTCCATAAGAACCGATTTCGGCTTCACCTCACCGTTGCCCTTGCCCGCTTTCATCAAGCATGGGATGACCTCATAATGCCCGCAGCTATGGTCAATTCTGACCGACTTGCCGTTGAGCTTGCACTTGTGCGTCTCCCTGCCTATCATCTTATATTTGCAGGTCGCACAAATCTCCCTAATCGTAATACCAAAATCCGAAATCATAAGTATTCCTTCTGTTGTTCCATAGCCTTTTCGATATACATCAGAAATTCCCCCTCATTGGGTGAGGGAATGTATATCCCTTGGGCGGCAGAATAGTTTCTGAACCGCTCAATAGCGGTGGTGAACTCGGCGGTGTTCAAGTCAGCCGAGCTTCTAAGATACTTCACCGTCTTTCCTCGTTTGTTGGTCGTCTCCCTTTCAAAGATGGCCTTGTTGCAAAGACGTTTGAAGATGTCTATCTTCACCTCGTCCACGCTGTACCCCGTCTCGCAGGCGAACCAGCCCAGTATCAGATAAAAGTATCTGTTCTGCGACTGCGACCGATTGGGGTATCGCTTCTTCAATTCTACGAGTGCCCCCTCACGGAGAAGTGCCCTCACCTTCTCCGTGAACTTGGGAACCTCGTATTCGTTCTTCAAGTCGTAGACCATCAGAACGGAAGTCCGTCATCACCAACCTGCGGAGGCGTCCATGCAGGTTGCGATGGCTGCTGCGGCTGCTGAGGGTGCTGGTAATACACCTGCGGCTGCGGAGTCGCTGCGGGCTGTTGCGGTTGTGACTGTTGCGGTTGTGCCGGCTGATGACGAACCACCGGCTCAATCTTGTAACCTACCACCGAGTTGAAATAGTCGTTGTTGCTCTCCGAATATTTACCGTAAATATCGAAGGACACATTGACCAACTGACCCGGCTGCAAGCCATCCAATAACTTCACCCTCTCACCGGTAAACTCAAAAGAGGGGAAGTTGTCGAAGAGTTTCTGCCCCGTGTAACGGTCGTACTGCGCTGCGTCCAGGACCAACTTACGCTTGATGAACGGCTGTCCCGACTTCGTGGGCACGCTCTGCGTCTGCCCGATCTGCTTGATAATTCCTATTACATTCATGCTGCAAATATTTTCTTGTCTGTGATTGATTCTTTATTCTCTTCCAAAAACTCGATGAACCTTTCACAAAGGCTCTTCAAGTAAGCCCTCGATTGTTCATGGTCGTAATTATAAGTCTCACGGTACATCTTCCCCGTGATATGGTCGTTCTCCACCTTCAAAGGATAAACGTCAAAGGCGAACTCGTCCACCCTTTCCACCATACCCGATTCTATCAAGGTATAAGGATAAAGATGTCTCTGCGTGTAATGCTCGTAGTTTCCGAACTGATAGGCTTTCGTGGTTTTCAAGTCAATGACCTTGTTCTTCAAAACCTCGTCAATATACCCATACAACAGTACCGTGCCGTACTCAGTCTCCAGGGTCGCCTCGGTGTAGACCTGTGGCACAGCCCCCTCATATCTCCTTGCGTTCTCTTCGATGAACTTGAAGGAGAAGGGAAACACGCAACCTTCCACCTCGATGTTGATGACGTCATTCTCCCTATCACCCTTCATGGGCACTCCTTCGGGCCGTATCTTGGTGATGAAAGAATCTATCAAGATGTTGAAGGCCGTGCCCTTGGATGCCGCCTCGGAAGTGAACGGAACCCGATTGATTGCATCAATCAACTCCTTCTTGGTGCGCTCGTAAACCTCGGAAGGGGAGAACACCAAAGTGTCCTCCTTCTCCGAATAGTTCTTGTGCCAGCCCGTCTCGTCCTCGTAGAAGTAGTCCTCGGGCTTCAACGTAAGAAACCGATAAAACTTGTCGAGGATGGAAGGGTATATCTGATATTTAACTTGCCTGCTCATAGTGATTCGTCAGTTTGTTGAACTTCAATCCCAACGTCTTGCACTTCTCGTTGAGCAATATCGAACCACGCAGTTTGGAATCCCAAATATGGTCCTTGCCGATGATGGCTTGCATGGCTCCGTCTGCCGATATGCTGTCGGTGACGAACTCCACCACCTCCTTGATGTCGTCTATCAAGGCGTTGTACTTCTGCGCCACCTCTGCCTGCTCGTTGAGGTAGTTCTGATAAGCCCCGAACACGTTGGTCAAGAAATTGTTCTGACCCGTAATCTTACCCTTTGCGTCAATGATGGTCTGCACCTTCGTGGCCTGCGGAAGGTTGCACGTGTTCTTGGCGTAGAACTTCTCCTGGGGCGTCCAAAAGATGGTTCTCTCAGTACCCACGGCCTGCATATAGCCCACAAGGTCCAACTCCTTGATAAGGTCACCGGCTGACGAGCCTCCGATTTCCGGTCTTACAATTCTCGTCTCACCGTCCTTGTCCTCTCTTTCGTGGGCGACAAAGACCAGGTTCTTGTCGAGCATCCCGCACTTGTTGATAAAGTCGATGAACATCTGCTTTCTCTGACCGTAACCCTTCAAAGTCAAAGAGCCGTCACGGTTCGCCATCTTGCAGTTCTCACGGATGATGTACGCCCCCATATAGTCGAGCATCTTTCCCACCGTGTCAATGACGATGGTGTCATACGAGGACAAATCCTCCTTCATGGCGTCAAGAACTTCGTCCCATGACTTCACCTGCAAGGTGTCGGTCTGAAAGGCTCCGTTCACTCGATGCACGCCACCATCGAAATCGAACAATACCGGACGTGGTGCCGAGAGGGCGATGGTAGACTTGCCGATACCTGGAGACCCGTAGACCAGCATCTTCACATTGTTTTTCACTTCCAACTCGGAAGGCTTCTTGAACAAACTCATAACATTTAAAATTAATTGGTTCTACAAAAATTTATCGCATCCACCAAACAGAACGCCTGCTTGATGTCTTTCTTTGAGTAGTAGAGCGGAGAGTTCACCCCCGTACCTTGACGGAAAGGCTTTATCTCGCCCGTCTTGCAAAGGGCCTGGAACCGCTTTGGGTCGATATTCATCATCTTCAACCATCCCAATACATCGTTCTTCCGTACCATGTCTTGTGAAGGTTCGTAGCATTTCACCGCCTCCATGAAGCCGATCTGCACCGCTGCGGACAATAGGCCCGACAATTCTTCCATTCTCATAACTCTTTCATTTCTCCCGCATGGTTTCCGATGTATATCAGACAACCAATCAGCAGGAAGGTTGAACATACGGCACTCTCTTCGCTTATCCACACGCTCACAAAAGCGGCAAGGGCAAAGACGAGTGTCAGAGACAATATCACTCTCGGACGTATCATCTGTACAAGTCCTCCATGGGGATGCCCGTTTCCTCTGAGAGCACCTTCAAGTGCTGCTCGTTGCGTGGCTTCATCCCGAAGTGCATCCAATTACGTGCGGCCTGCTCACTCACACCGCACCGATACGCCACCCGCCGGGCCAATTCCGTGCGGGGCTGAATCATCTTCGGCAATCCATCGTAAAATTCCCGAAGCGTTTTTTTTGTTTTTTTGTTGTCAGTTTCCATACTTTTTTCTACATTTGTATGTTCGGTTCTTTTTTGCATTACAAAGATACAAATTATTTTTTGAAATACAAAAATAAATCGGGAAAAATTTCGCTCTATACGAAAAATTTTTGTATTCGGAATATTTTAATCCTAATCACACGATCTTTTTTTTGTAAAGAGCGCATGGTGGAAAACTAACTTATACATTATTATAATATGGCAATTTACCAAAACTACTTAATCATGCCAAAGTCATACCAAAAGGTGTATGACTTCGCCATCACGCAATGCAACTCCATGACCGACCTCCTTAACGAAGTCGGTTTCCAACGCCAGCCCGGTATGCTCTTCGAGAAGAACGAGAAGGGCATCTATCCGGAACTCCCTCAGAAGTTAAAGGACAAGATGATGGAGAGATATAACCTCTCACCGGATTTCTTCGACGTCACCGGCTACAAGCCAATGCTCACCCCACCAGCCAACCCCAATGACTGGAAGGAGTCAGAACGTGCCGCTCGTTTCCGGGAAGTGATTGCGTACTTCGAGCGCAAGAAATCGTTGTCGGGCATTAACGAGTTATCCGATTTCTTCGGGATGTCTCCTTCGACCATCTCGAGCGCACGCAACGGCAGACGCACGTATCTGAGCGATGAGTTCTTCATCCGTGTGTGGAAGGCCAGCGGGAAGATCTATTCCTTGAACTGGCTCCTCTACGGAGTGGGCAAGAAGTTCAACGAGGACCTCATTGCCTCGGACGATATTCATAAGGACCAAATCATAAAAAATCTTAAAGAGGAAATCGACACCAAGAACACGTACATTCGCACCCTCGAAGGATATGTGGAGGCGTTGAAGGACAAGAACGACTATTTGCAGCGTGAGCTGACCGCCAAAAACACGGTCTCTTCCGGAAAGGAGAAATCACCCAAAATGGGGACGCTTTTTGCAAATGTTGTCGAATAGTTGTCGAATGATAAAATACCCGATAGGATAAACGGCTTGTTTTCATATGGTTAAGAGAAAACGACAGTCAGATTGTGGTTCTGAATGTCGTGGGTTCGAGTCCCATCTGCCACCCATGAAAAAGAGCGGTATATCTACTTGATTTGCCGCTCTTTTCTTTTGTTAATCAACGATTTGTGGCGATTATCCATCTGATACAAGTGAAAACAGCCGTATTACAAGTAATCTCACAAACTCACAAGTAAATTCAAATTGTTGTCGAATTGTTGTCGAATAGTTGACGGAAGGTTTTCGGCACTATTGACACTTGCCGGCACACCCTAAAATGTTATGGCAACTTTCAAACCGCTAATTAAAAAAGACGATATGCGGCAGGACAAGACATGGTCGGTGTACATCCGATTCACCCATGACCGCAAGACACGCTTTTTGAAAACGACAATAAGCGTGAAGAAGGAGGATCTGACCTCTTCGTTCCGTATCAAGAACCAAAAGGTGCTTGACAAGTGCGATGAACTCATCCGCAAGTACAAGGAAAAACTCGCACCCCTCTTCCTCGAGGTGAACCACATCGAGATGGACGAAATCATCGAACTCTTGAAAACGGAAGAGGACAAGTCGGGGATAGACTTCGTGAAGTTCTGCCGCAAGTGGATAGCCAACCAAAAAATCAAAGGCATCAAGAACTACTCCACGGCATTGAACAACTTCTGCCTCTTCATGGGACGTGAGCATATCCTGGCCACCGAGATAACCTCGAAGAAGTTGAAGGAATACACGGAGTACTTATCCGACAAGCCCCGTGCGCAGTCGCTCTACCCCACGTCCATTGTGAAGATGTTCCACGAGTGCAGGGAATACTACAACGATGAGGATAACGAGATATTCCGTGTGAAGAACACCGTCACCCGATTCACCCCCGCCAAACAGAACGTGGCGGAGAAACGCTCCATCCCCTTGGAGATGGTGCGCAAGATAGCACGTATGTCCTTCACTGGTTCCTCGGTTGCCGACCTAGCAAGGGATTGTTTCGTCCTCTCGTTCTTCCTCATGGGCATCAACTCCGTGGACTTGTACAACCTCACGCAGTTTGATGGGGAATACATTATTTATAATAGAACGAAAACCAAAGACCGCAGGGCCGACAAGTCGCTCATGAAGGTGAAGGTGCATCCGTTCATCAAACCGCTCTTCCTAAAGTATAGAGGCAGGTTAAGAACATTTAACTTCTACACCCGATACGAGAATTACACGAACTTCAACCGCGCGTTGAATATGGGGTTGAAGGAAATCGGGGAAAGGCTGGGGATAGAGAAACTGCAATTCTACTCGGCCCGACACTCCTTTGCCTCCATAGCCGTGAACGTAATCGGGATAAACAAGTGGATGGTGAATGATATGCTGTGCCATACCGATGCCTCCATGAAGGTGACCGACCTCTACATTCAGAAGGACTTCACCCCCATCAACGAGGCAAACTTCAAACTCCTTGACTACGTCCTGGAGATTGAGAAACCCGAAATGCAGATTATCAAGTCAGCGAATTAATACAATCAAAAAGGTAGTTGTATTTGAGGAATTAGGTAGTTGTATTTGAGGAATTAGGTAGGGATTATGTGTCGAATTGGTAGGGATTATGTGTCGAAATGTGGCGTGCCACTTTTTGACACCCCTAAAATTTGCGTTTAACACAAATTAATTTGCGCTACATTCATCATAGATGCCACACAAGGATTGCCCATGCCCGCAGCTGGTCTGCGTGGCATAGGTAATCCATCCTCTCTATCAACTCTACGACTTGAACTCCTTTATCAAACATCGTATATCCTCCCTCATTTCGGCCATGAAGGTTTCCACCTTGCTAAGCCTTGTGTCGATTTCCTTCTTGTCCTTGTAGGCAGTATCAAGTTCCCCGATGATTTCCTCACACCGAAGAACCTTCTCCCGATGGGCATCCACCGAGGCCAGCACTTCCTCACTCTGTGACTTCACCGCCTTGACCTCCCGCAAGATTCCGTCCGCATCGGTGGAAAGGACGGTCTCTCCGGCATACGTCACGCAGGCGGTCTCGGGGATGGCATAGACATGGTTCCTCCCCTCCTGCTCGATGGTGACATCCACCAATCTGTTGATATTGGATAACTGGCCCACCTTGGGCGGCTCGTTGTAGGGAACACCCACACCGATAACCCTCACCTGCTGCACCTTCATAAGGCTCTTGTCAAGCAGGTAGACGGAATATCCTTGCTTTACTTCTCTGAATTGCATTTCTTCTTTCGTTTACGTTTGGATTTAGGAGGTGCGGTGGCCTCCATCTGAATGGATAACGCATCCGCACCTCCGTTAGTTCACGCAGTAGTGGTTGTTTTGAGCGCAGCGATCAGCGTCTCGTTCTGCTTTAATTGGCTAAGTTCCAAACGTGCGTCATTGTAACGCTGCTGGAGGTCTTGGTTCCAATGGCAGTTCAGCGTGTCGATGATTCTCTGTGTA